AGCAACACGAGGTAAACACGTAAGGGCGGAGCCAAGCTCATCGCTTTACCAACAAGGTCGCATACACCACGTTGGGTCATTCCCAGAGCTTGAATCGCAAATGGTAATGATGACAAGCCACGGTTTTGAAGGGGGGGGTTCCCCTGACCGCCTAGATGCGCTAGTATGGGCATTAACTGAGCTTATCCCGTCTATGGTGACGAGAAAAACCCCCGCGCCAGTTCGGGTTATTCCAACAGTGAACCCAATGGCGAGAATGTAATGCCCACAGATAAGAGCGCAAAAATACACCAGCAGGCAATAACCCGTTTTAACGGCATATGGTCAGCAGTGGAAGAAGAGCGGGAGCAAAACGTTGCAGACCGCAGATTCTATTCTATAGCTGGCGCACAGTGGGAAGGCGCTCTTGGGGACCAGTTTGACAACAAGCCAAAGATTGAAGTTAACAAGGTTCATCTTTCAGTAATCCGTATCTTTAACGAATGGCGCAATAACCGAATAACGGTTGATTTTGTTAGTAAAGATGGTTCCGAAGGGGACGCCCTTGCTGATGTATGCGATGGGCTTTATCGCAGCGATGAGCAATACAGCGGGGCCATAGAGGCTTACGACAATGCTTTTGAGGAGGGGGTTGGTGGCGGTATTGGTGCTTGGCGTTTAACAACAGAATATGAAGATGAAGGCGACGACGAGAACGAGAACCAAAGGATACGGATTGAGCCAATATATGATGCTGACCAATCAGTGTTTTTTGACTTGGACGCAAAGCGGCAAGATAAGGCGGATGCCAATTACTGCTTTGTGATAACCACTATGACCCGAGACGCGTATGAGGCGGAGTATGATGATGACCCTACATCTTGGCCAGTGGACAGGGAGACCGTTGCTTTTGATTGGGCCACACCAGATGTTGTTTACGTTGCTGAATACTACCTAGTAGAAAAGAAACCCCACACAGTCCACATATATCAGGCGGTTGACGGGTCAGAGGTAAGATACACCGATGACGATTTTGAGAAGAACACATCCTTAGCGGATGAATTACGGGCTATAGGGTCCACTAAGGTTAGAGAAAAGAAAGTAACGCGAAAAGCGGTGCATAAATACGTTCTATCCGGGGGCGGGATTCTGGACGATGTTGGCATTATAGCCGGTAGCAATATCCCCGTTGTGCCTTACTATGGGAAGCGTTGGTTTGTTGATAACGTCGAGCGCAGTATGGGACATGTTAGGCTTGCAAAAGATGCTCAGCGGCTAAAGAATATACAGCTTTCTGAGCTTGCTGAGATCAGCGCCAGTTCTCCTATTCAAAAGCCCATCTTTACGCCGGAGCAAGTTGCTGGGCATGAAGCGCTATGGGCAGAAGACAACATTAATAACAACCCATATTTGCTTGTAAACCCCATGACGGACCTGAACGGCCAGCCAATGCCCGCTGGGCCTATAGGGACAACGCAACCACCACAGGTATCCCCAGCAATGGCGGCGCTTATTCAGTTAACTGATACGGATATGCAAGAGGTTCTAGGCGGTCAGCAGGCAGGGGAAGAGATTCAAGCCAACGTAAGCGGCAAGGCTGTTGAGCTTGTTCAAAACAGATTAGACATGCAAACCTTTATTTATTTGAGCAACATGAAAAAATCCGTTCAACGGTGTGGAGAGATTTGGTTAAGCATGGCCAAGGAAATCTACGTAGAGGAAGACCGAAAGCTAAAGGTTGTTAATCGACAGGGTGTCGCCGAGAGTGTGACTCTTGGCGCTAAAGTGCTGAACAAGCAGGGTGCGGTTGTTTCTGAAGGTGACTTAACCCGCGCTGATTTTGATGTAAGCGTATCGGTTGGCCCTTCCTCAGCAAGCAAGCGGGCTGCTACAGTTCGGGCTGTAACTGGCATGATGAGTATTACCCAAGACCCTGAGACGCTAACCGTTCTTGGCGCTATGGCGCTTGAGAACATGGAGGGCGAGGGGATTAAGGAGGTTCGGGAATGGAACCGTAAAAAGCTTGTTAAGATGGGCGTATATGAGCCGAATGAAGAGGACAAGAAGGCGCAAGCCGCGGCCGCTGAGCAGGCGCAGCCAACACCAGACCAAGTTTACCTACAGGCTGAGGCCGAGAAGTCTAAAGCCCTCGCCGCCAAAGCTGCTGCTGATACAGAGCTTTCGGTTGCTAAAACAAAGAACACAGAAGCAGACACAGTTGAAACTTTGGCCGGAATCGAACGTGATGACCGCCAACAGGCAATTGATCTAGCAAAGGAATTGGACCTCGAAGAGGCTCAACGGCAACCCGCCCCGCCGAATATTGGGGTGAGCAACGGCAATCCGCCCAGCCTAATCGGGTGAGTAAGGGAACATAATGGACATACAGGACGCAGATGAAACCATTGAGGAGCCAGCAACGGAAGAAGTTGTTGAGGCCGAAAATGTAACCGAAACCGAAGCAGAGGTTGAGGACGCCGTTGTGACTTTCGGGGATGAAGAACCCTCTGAAGAGCATGATGACATTCCAGCCCCAGATTGGGTTAAGGGATTGCGAAAGAAAAACCGTGAACAGGCTCGTGAAATTGCAGCACTCAAAAAAGCAACGGTAAAAGCTGAAGATAAGGCAACGCCCCTCAGCGCGAAACCAACGCTTGAAAAGGCTGACTACAACGAAGACAAGTACACGGAGCAGTTAGAGACTTGGTATGGAGAGAAAGCAGCGCACGACAAAGCTCAGGCCGCTAAGAAAACTGAAGTGGAAGAGCAGAATAACGCGTGGCAATCTCGCCTTGGCGAATATAATGACGCTAAAACAGCGTTCAAGCCTGATACCATTGAGGACGCGGAAGAATTGGCGCGTGAAGCGCTTTCCGAAACTCAACAAGGGGTTTTAATCGAAGCCCTTGGGAAAAATGCAGCGGCACTACTTGTTGGCCTCGCGGGCAACGAGCCAAAGCTAAAAGCGTTGGCTGGGATTAAAAACCCCATTAGGTTCGCTGCTGAAGTTGCAAGATTGGAGTCCAGTATGAAAACCACCACTCGAAGACCTAAAACAGCCCCTGAAGGTCGCATTGTCGGTTCTGGCAGCGCGAAAATGGGGGGCAAAACACTTGAACAGCTAGAAGCTGAAGCGGAGCGCACAGGCAATAGAACTAAGGTTCAAGCCTACAAGCGCAAGCAGGCAGCAGGCGGCTAACACAAAAGGAAATACCCAATGGCTAATGGATTTAGCAAAGAAGAAACTGTTGCTTTTGATGAGCAACTTGAGGGCTTTAATGATGCCCTTGTAATGTCGAACTTGGTTAACAAGTATAACACGAGCGGGCAGCAAATGGAGCGGTCATCAGATACAATCTGGCGTCCACAGCCATACATTGCCCAATCTTATGACGGCTCAGACGCCACATCTAACTTTGGCGATAACACTCAGCTTTCAGTGCCAGCAACAATTGGCTACCAAAAGCACGCGACCTCTATTCTAACGGGGAAAGAGCTACGTGACCAATTGCAAGAAGGAAGGCTGGGGGATTCAGCAGCGCAAAAGCTGGCCTCTGATATTAATATCTCGGTTAATACCGTGGCGGCTCAGCAAGGCACTATCTTTGTGCAGCGCACAGGGGCAGCTAGCGGCTATGATGATCTATCAGAATGCCAAAGCACTATGAATGAACTTGGCGTTACGATGGGGGACCGCCGGATTGGCCTCGCTTCTCGCGACTACAACGGCATGGCTGGCAATTTAGCGGCTCGCGAAACCCTTAATTCCCCAGCAACAAGGGCTTTGCGGGATTCTTACGTTGGCCGTTTGGCGCAGTTTGACACCTATACTATGGATTATTCCTCACGGCTTGTAGCCGCTGCTGGGGCCACAGTAACCGTTAACGGTGCCAACCAATACCACACGCCAGCGGCTACAAGCACAGCTTCTAGCGGCGAAACTAGCAATGTGGACAACCGCACACAATCCCTAACGGTTGCGGTGACAAGTGGCACAATTAAGATTGGTGATGCGTTCACTATGGCGGGCGTTAATTCCGTCCACCATATTACCAAAGAAGATACGGGGCAGCTTAAAACCTTCCGTGTTACTGGGATCGTATCTGGTTCTGGTGGTTCTGGTGTTATTACTATTTCACCAGCTATCGTATCTGCGGGCGGCTCAACCGATGCGGAGGAGCAGTATAAAAACGTTACTGCCACCCCAGCAAACGGTGCGGCCATTACGTGGCTAAACGTTGCCGATGGCGCGATGAACCCTTTCTGGCACCGTGACGCTATTGAGTTGCTTCCTGCCAGCCTTTCCATCCCTTCAGACGCAGGGGCCGCAGTCATGCGGGCGACCACTGACCAAGGGATCGAGGTTGTTATGCAGAAGCAATTCGATATTAACACGCAAAAAACTAAATATCGCTGGGATGTTCTCTATGGGGTCGTGAATGTTGCCCCTGAAATGTCTGGCATTATGATGTTTGGCCAAACCTAAACAACGGCGGGGCGGCTTCGGTCGCCCCCTCATTCACCACAGGAGAACACTATGACAGTAATGCTTTATTCACACCCCGGGCCTCACAAAATTCACGGCGATAATTTTGATTATATCGTTGTTGACGAAGAACAGGTTGCCGAGGCTCTCAAAAAGGGTTGGGCTAAAACCACGCCAGAGGCGCTAAAGAAAGCGGCCAAGGCCAAGAAGGCCAAGGAGTAGGCTATGAGTTGGACAAAGCGGCAAATAATCACACAGGCATTTTCTGAGCTTGGCTTGGCTGCTTATGTCTACAACCTCACGGCGGATGAACTTCAGGACGCTATGCGGCGGCTTGATACAATGATGGGACTATGGGCGGCTAGGAATGTGATTTTTAACCCCGTTTACCCTCAGCCAACAACATATGGAGCAGGGGATTTAGATGACGACACGAACGCGGTGGATTCCGCTATTGAGCCTATGTATTTAAACTTGGCTATCCGACTAGCCCCAAGTTACGGCAAGCAGCCCTCACCGGACACAAGAGCAGCGGCTAAGGCAGGCTACACAACCTTGCTAGGCGAGTATGTTGTAGGCGCTCAAGTATCCCTCAAGGGGACAATTAAAGGAGCGGGGGCCAAGGAACCACTAACCCCGTTCATTGATACCTAGATGCAGATTCCAATCCTTAATGGCATATTCACGGACACCAACCCTGAGTTTAGAACAGCTTACCCGCACAATTTGGTTCCAGTTCCTAAACAGCAAGGCATATCTGCTGGCTATCTGCGGCCCGCTGATGGGCTAGTTGAGTTTTCTGCGGGGGTTGGGGGGGATCGAGGCGCTATTGTATGGCTGGGGGAATGTTACCGCGTTCAAGGAACCAGTTTAATCAAGGTCTTGTCTGATGGCTCGATAACCGTTATTGGCGATGTTGGCAGCGGAGACCATGCTATATTCGATTATTCGTTTGATTATTTGGCCGTGGCTTCAGGTGGGCGTCTTTACCTTTACGATGGAACCACCTTAACCCAAAACGTAGACCCTGACTTAGGCGTTGTTCTTAGCTTTATTTGGATTGATGGATACTTTCTAGCAACGGATGGGGAGAGCCTTGTTGTTACAGAATTGGCTGACCCTTTTGCCGTGAACCCACTAAAATACGGTAGCTCAGAGATAGACCCTGACCCCGTTAATAGTGTCTTAGAACTTCGGAATGAGGTTTATGCGGTGAACTCGAACTCTATAGAGGTTTTCACCAATGTTGGTGGCACAGGGTTCCCGTTCCAGAGAATAGAGGGCGCGCAAATACAGAAAGGCTCTGTAGGCACGCACGCGGCTGTTGTTTATGACAAGAAAATCGCTTTTGTTGGGGGAGAGCGAAATGAGCCACCTTCTGTTTACGTGGCTATTAGTGGGCAAGATGAGAAAATATCAACCGCGGAAGTCGATACGATATTACAAAGCTACACCGCTGAACAGATTGCAAACATAGAATTGGAGGCAAGGCGGGATAGGTCTCATAACTGGCTTTACATTCACCTGCCAGACCAGACCCTAGTTTATGACATAGAAGCCTCAAAGGCGCTTGAGCAGAATGTGTGGTTTACTCTATCCGGCGGGATCACAACAAAGACCCAATACCCTGCGCGGCATTTTGTTTGGTGTTATGATAAGTGGTTAGCTGGCGACCCTGATACAGGCAAGATTGCCGAAACATCGCACAGCGTATCAACCCAATTTGGGGAAGAGGTGCTATGGGATTTTAATGTTGGTATTCTGTATAATGAAGGGAATGGCGCAATAATCCACAGGCTAGAGTTGGTTTGCTTAACGGGGCAAGTAGCGCTTGGAGTTAACCCCGTGGTAAGCACACAATATTCTATTGATGGGATTACATGGTCACAGTCTTTAGCTATCCCAGCAGGTCAGCAGGGTGACAGGGCCGCGCGTCTGGCATGGCTAAGGCAGGGAAGCTTTAAGAATTGGCGCACACAAAGGTTCTCAGGCTCAACTGATGCTCACCTAACTATTGTTAGGCTTGAGGCAACAATAGAGGGTTTAGCGGTTTGACCGAAATAATTGGCACACCAACTAGGAACCAGCTTGCCAAAGTGGCTAATGGAGACCTGAGATTACTGATAGCCCTTGAACAACTATTTGACGCGTCTTCTCAAGTAAGCGCTGGGACGATCAACGCTCTTGAAGTTAGGGTTTCAGCGAATGAAGAACGAATAAAAACGAACGAGGTTTTACTATGGCTTTCGATGTAATCACACCCATTAGCATGGGGGTTGGGGAGGTGGCTATTGCGCCGCTAAGGACAACGTTAAGAACGACAGATTCCAATACTAGGGATTTAGTTAAAACGATAGATATTGCAAATAACGGCACGTTGTCAGCGATTGTTGATGTTTATCTTGTGCCTTCTGGTGAGGTGGCTGGTGACACCAATGTTTTAATTCCTAACGTTACCATATCCGCTAACAGCATGTTTCAATGGGAGGGCGTTCAAGTGCTTAATGAAGGCGATTCAATACAAGCTAGCTCAACAACGTTGGCAGTTTGCGTCCGTGTATCTGGGGGGAACGCAGTATGATTGGCTCCTACCCTCCCAGCGGTCTAAGCGACAATAACCCAACCCACGTGGCTATGCCGGCCGTCCAATCAGATGCATTTGGGCGGTTGCGTGTAAGCACCCCGCACACACTGTTTGATTCTAAGCAGTTATTTGATAGTCAGCCCTTATATTGGGATGACCAAGAGGTCAGCGGCTCGGGAACTACCAGCAACCACAACCCAAACGAAGCGGCTACCACAATGGGCGTTGCCCTAAATACAGCCGGCAAACACGTAAGGCAGACATTCCAGCGGTTTAA